AGTACACAAATCTTGAGACATAGCAGAGATACCAGGAGCAGATGCTGAAGGCACAGTTCTAGTGTCTCCTGTATACGAGTTGTTATTGTTGTTGGTTGTGTTGGTTGTGGTTGTACTTTGAGAAGATCCTGATTGATAGTTTGTGGTTGCTTCACTGTGATAGCCTCCTGTAATTGCAGTATTGCTAGAAGATGATCCAGAAGTTACTTGATCGTTTGTTGTTGATCCTGCACCAGTTACGTCTGCCATAACAGAATCCATCATGGCTCCCATTATCCAAAGAAAAAACACCAAAGGTGCTACAATAATTAAAACGTTTTTCATATATCCCCCAATATAAATTACACTAGCATTTCCATCTTCTTCTAGCTTGTCGTATTCTAGAGTTAGGATCGTTTCTAGTTTTTGCTGATGATCTTTTTAACTGACCAGCGGATCTAGCGCAATAAGATTTTCTTCTTTTCGCTGCCTTACTGCCGGGCTTAACTTTACCTGTTACTGCTGTTTTTAATTTACTACCAGGATTAGCACGTCTATAAGCTTTTACACCTTTTGCTGTCATACCAGCGCCGGCTTTAGTCTTACGGTAGTTTGCTCCTTTGCCGGTTGTAGTTTTTGGTATTTGCCCCCTAGACATTGCCATGACGTTTCCTTATTGCTTCTTTGCCTTTTTTAAAAATACTTGCAACTTGTGTTTTGCCCATTACCTTAGCACGTTGTTCGCCAACTGTTAAGATTTGTATTTTGCGTGCATACGGTTTAGATATCTTTTTAACCTTCGCCACAGTCGCCCTGGCGTCTTGCGGAGTCGCGAATTTAATACGTACAGTGTCCTTTGGATTTTCATCTGTATATAGTCTCCTTCCTGAGCCTTTTGGTTTTTTACCTGTTCCTGTTTTTGGATCTTTTGCCATTTTTTAATACACTTTTTAAAGTTTTAGCTTGAGCTGCATGTGTCTTTGACGCTTTAGACAAGCCTTTAATTACTTTTTTAATTTTATTTTTTTTCTTTAACACTATATCATTCCTCGATAATATTTTTTATAGCTTGGATTAGATACTTTAACACCACCTAAATCAGCATCTATCATGGTGCCAATATATCCTCCTTGTGCTGCTTTTTTTCTTGTAAAGGTTTTTACGTTGGTGGGTTTGCCACCAGGATTACCAGCAGCTCTTTTTCTAGATACAGCAGAACGCCTTTCACCCTCAGACATACTAGCTGCTTTAGCTGCAGGTACGCACTTAGGGTATTTTCTCTTGCTACCTTTAGCAGATTTTCTACCACATTTTTTAAAGCCGCCGCCTTTTTTCTTTGATCCTATGTCAACCCAGTCTTGTTTGAACCATTTGTCTAGACCATTACGACTAGACATTTAAACAAACCTAGTTTTCTTTTTTCTGTTTGACATAATAGCACCACACCCTTTAGCAACAAAACCTCCATCCTTAAGTCCTTGTGCTTTTAATCGTTTAGTTGCTTCTATCAAACCACCCTTTGCTTTGCTCCCCCTGAAGTCTTTTCTTTTTACCCCGGAAGGATCTTTTATTTTACCAGCACAAATTTTAGATGCGTATGCGTTTGCATACGCAGATGGGTATACATCAAATTTTCTTTTAGCTGCCGCTTTCCCTCTTGGACAAAGTTTAGTCATTATTTTTTCTTTGCTGTTTGTGCAGCTCGTTTAAAGTTAGCTGCAGTGGGGGCTCCTTTTGCTCCCTTTTTTTTCATTTTGCCGCCGCGTTTTCTTTTGGCGTGAATGTTGGCGTATAAACCAGGACGAGCCATTACTTAGCTCTTCCGCCTCGTTTCATTCTTTTCTTCATCATGCCGCCGCCCATTTTGCCAACACGTTTTTTCATCATACCGCCGCCCATTTTGCCAACACGTTTTTTCTTTTTAACTTTTTTCTTAACAGCGCCGCCTCTTTTCATGGGTTTAACGGCTCCGCCTCTTTTCATCTTGCCTTTACCGTCAGCGGCAAAGAAAGGAACTGTGTCGCCAGATTTATTCTTTACCATTTTTAGTTTGTCTGCCATTTCTATATCTCCTATAAGATTGTCGTTTTAAAACTGTACCTCCATAATAGTCTGAAGGCCAGTTGTCATAGTATCCATTTTTACGTAAGTTGTCACTAGCTTTTTCTAATTCATCAAACTTTTGTATAAGCACCATCATAAAAGCATTCTCTGGCTGCCATTCTCCTGTTTCCAAAAACTCTACTGGTTCGTCTTCTTCCTCGTCGTGTGGGTGTGAAGCCATAAGGTATATATCTTGTGGGACCAATACTCTATTTAAAATATCTACAACGGAGTCTAGTTCTTCTGGTTCATAGCCAATATCTGTACAACCAACAATAACTATTTGTATGTCAGGGTCTTTTGCTAGCTCTGCACCTTCTATTATAGTGTCTTGAAAATCCGCAAAATTCTTACATTCTAAAACTCTATACGTTTTTTTAAGCCTAGACATGCGTGCGTAAGGACATACTGGCACGTTACCTAAATGTTTATTCTTAGGTTCTAAATATTTTTCAGACCATTCAAGAATATCGTCAGTTATTGATTTCATTTAAAGTTTTTATACTTAACACCACACCTTTAGGTATTACTTGTGCTCTACCAAATATATCATCCTCATCAAAAGCGTCTTTGTCACCTGCAATAATTACACAGTCGTCTTTGTTTGCAATAAGATAACCAAGTGAATCAACAGTGCATACTTTGCTATCTAATAATTCGTCCTTAGATTGCCATGTAGCTAGACTACATTCATTAGTATCTAGCCAGACTACTTTAACCATAGGTGGGGTATCATTACTCATAGTTGAAATATATCCCAGTTTTATGTCGTGGTATAGTGGGGATTTGACCCCCCACTGTTAAAAAAAGTTGGAGAAAAAACTCTATCGCGCCAAGTATGAAAAAACTGGGAAAAATTGATTGTAATCTACCGGGACAAAAAGAGAACGGTAGATGCGTGGTAGACTGTTTATTTAATAATATCATATACTTAACCCAATTACCACCATTACCGCGTGTTTGAAACGTTCGTGAAAAATAAACATCGTAGGGTCAAAATCTCCACTATAGGTACGGCGGTAGAGTGTTGCATAAATGTCACACTTCTTCTGCATATCTGCTTTCACAGAACAATTCCCAGCTTCTTAGACCCTCACCAAACTCCTCAAGGTGCTGTTCTAACAGTGTCGACTTGTTCTCATATATAAATTTATGACAAGTCCAATCGTCATTAAACTGTTTTAGTTTGTATTCCCGTTCCAATGTTACGTCAGTGCCATGAAACATTAACACTATTGTAATTACCCAGTACATATTAACCCCTATCACTATAAAATTTATCCAGGCGACGTAGGAATCCGTGTTTCGCGGTCCGGTATTCTTCCCCCTCTATCACAAATTCTTGATAGTAGAGATCTTTTGAACACATCATGATCACCCCTCTCTCAATATTTGTCCCGTATACCGCGTCGTGCGCCATGCCATACGCCGCCATCTGCAGAAAATAATCACCAATCCATTCACGTTGTTTGGGTTTATTTGTCTGCTTGAAGTCGATGATAGCAATGTCTCCGTCGTGCTGTCCAACTAAATCTACACTACCTGCGTACAAACCGGGATAAAATAATGTTGCCTCATTGCCATAGATCTCAGTCAGCCGATTGTCAATACCATTATCTACAATCTTTTCAGCCATATGCTTGGCGACGTTACCAACATCCGTTAGATCCAGGTAGCCTTCGCCTAGACAATACTTCTCCAGGTACATATGCATCGACGTACCGCGGCTCGCGGCTTCCTGTGTGATCTTGGCGGCGGTCGCGTGACCTACTTTATCTCGCCATCGTTGTAAAGAATCTCTTTTACTCTGCTCCTGAGTTTGACCAAGAACCGTCGTAACCGAGGGTAGCCGTTCTGTAGAGCCATCGACATTGTAATGTCGAAGCCCTTCGATACTAGCTCGTGTAGAAGCGGGATAATCATATTTGTTTAATAGCTTCACACCATTGTCGGATTCTTGAAATAGACAATACCTTCTAGGTAATCTATCTCATGAGGGTTATGGTGTAGTTCTTCTGGCACTACTGCACCCATGCGAGCCCAGTTGGTGTGACCAAATTTCTTTTTACACAATCTATCCACCGTGCTCGCGGGTAAGTCCACCGGTATATTATCGCCTTCCGGTGTGCTCTCTACAAACACATGTTTAGTTTCCCCCTCAGGAATCCATAATATTTCTATCTCTTCCGTCGCCATAATCACTCTTTCATCATCGACACATACGGATCGGTCGATAACATACGTTGTTTTTTATCCGGTTGTACTCCCAATATAATATCTTCTACATTCTTTTGGAAGTAGTGTACCATCTGTCCAATAATATTGTCTTGACTTAGCGTTTCTGCCAAGTCTTTTAAATCTTCACCGTGCTGCAAACATCTTGATATTAATTTACCACTTGCACGTAGCTCTCTATCTATATAGGAATCCGTTGGCTTAATTTTAACCCATAGGGCTAACGGCGTAATACCATTATCATCGGCAATATAATTTACAATCCCTACCACTTTACGATTATCTATCGGTAAAGTGAAAGTTGTGCTCATCATCCGATCCGGAATCTTATGTCTCATAACTTTATCGTCCTGTAATGTCATCTCCGTGTTCCTCGATAAATTGAAATAAACTTATATTAGTCTCCTTCACCTGTTCTATCTCGTGCCACATCGTTTCTATCGTGGTGTTTAGTCTATCAATATATCTAAAATTTACAACCATAACTGTTATACAAAAATGTAAAATTAATAGTAATAAAACTAGATTAGTGTATTTGCCCAGCGGCGTTAAGAATTCTTTCACCTTCTTGCTCCCAATATTTTTTTAATAGTTTTTCGTAGTTGCGCTTCCACATCAACCGCATGCGTGGGCATTGTGCCTTTGACAGCATGTCGCGGCAGTTGTTAATGCGTCTTATTCTTAAGGGTGTATCCATCCGTACTCATCATCCGGGTCTAGTGGTGGCATTATTCTTTCCCTACTTCCGGTAAAGTTTCACCTGACCATTTAATTTTTGATTCACGACCACCTTCTATGTTTTTACGCGTGTCTTCTATTGGCAACATCACGTAACCATTGTGCGTTTTGACCTTCATACCAAAATGCATAAACTCTTCTTCACACATTGGACAATCTATTTCAGTCCAACTGTCCCCCACGGTAGCGACCACCGGAGCCATCCGAATATAGCCATTACCATTACAGCGTGGGCAAATTGTCTCAACTAGCTTTGGCACGTTTTTTGCTCTTGATCTCTTTAGACAATAGAAACTCTATTACCTTCTGAATACTGACCGGCACTTCAAATCGTGATTTAGCCAACGATTCCAGTTGCTTATGTGTGCTTGTCGACACAGAAACTGACTTAAATCTACTTGTATCTGGCATTGTTTTTCTCCTTATTTGTGTTATACTATGGGATAATATAGTCATTTTATTTTATTTGACAAGTGTTTATAATAATATATTTTAAAATAATCTTCTCACCTTCATATGCCGGGTGTTCTAACCTTTCTACACCCGGCATTATATATCTTTTTGTTGTTTACTCATCTCCATTTACATTTCCATGATAAACAATTACAATAGCGGTACACTTAGGACAGGATAAATTTGTCATGATTGCATGTTTTTCTTCATTATTGTCCTCCCATTCAGTGTCGTCATCACCACCCCAAATTAATTCATGTCCACAACTCCAGCATTTCATTAGTGTATGTCTCCCCAACTGTCACCTTCTTCATAATCTACTTTATTAGGTACTTCTAATTTAACTGCATCTTCCATAATATTTATAATCTTTTCTATTTGTTCTGGTGACTCTACCGATATATCAAGTTCATCATGTATTTGTATGTGTGGTATGACACCAGCCTCATACAATGCTAACATTGCTTTCTTAGTCATGTCGGCAGCGCTACCTTGAATTAATTTATTTAATGCTTTGTAAGTAAACGCACGTTTAATCCCCGGTCCGTGTTCCCTGAGCGCATCAGCATGTGGTAAAGCTTTCTTAATACCGTACCCATGTGGCTCCCACATATCAAAATGACACAACCGACCACCAATAGTTCTAATCTTACCACTGTCCTCAGCGCGTCTAGTCACGGCTTCTGATAACATTTTTACAAACGGTGCTTTGCGGTGATACGTTTTAATTAAATCTTCCGCCGCTTCTTTTAACAAACCTAACTCCGCCATAAGTTTATTTTTACCCATACCATACATCAAACCTAAGTTAATAGTTTTCGCTTGCTTCCGTTCGATGCCGGCCATGTCCGCAATCATCTGATGAAAGTCTGCTTCACCATTATTATATTGATCGACAATCATGGATGACCCTTCTAGTTTCAAGAGTGACGAAAAGTGAACCACGATCCGCGGTTCTTGTTGCGAGTAATCAAAGCAACCCCACTTATGACCTTGCTCCGGTATAAATAAAGATCGAATCAACGGTCCGAGCTCCTTGTGCCGTGCTGGTATTTGCTGTAGGTTGGGGTTACTGTAACTAAAACGACCGGTTACAGTGCCCCCGTCGTCCGACCGGATCTGATTAATGTCCGAATGAATCCGGCCATTGTGTTCGTGTTTTAAAATTGTTTCGATAAACGTGGTGTTGGCTTTATTAATTTCTCGTGCTTCGTTAATTAGTTTCGGTAGTTCTGCTGGGTGTGTCGCTAGAAAGTTTTTCGTAAAACTCGGTGCGCCCTTCTCGGTTCTATCGTATGGTATCTTTTGATTGTCAAATGCTTTTTGTATTGATGACGCCGCCCATATCTCCACGTCAAAGCCAACTAATTTTTTTATGTCACGGTGTAAATCTTTTTCGGTTTTAGTTAATTGTTTTCTAAGTCCGGCGGCCTTTTCTATATCTACCCGGACACCTTTAAACTTCATGTCCACCAGGCATGGAAACAGATTAGTTTCTAAATTAAATATGTCCCACAAATCTTGCTGGGTAATCTCGTGTTGTAATGCATGCCATAATTTTAGTGTGACTTCTGCATCGCGTTCAGCATACTCACCCACCAACGGTGCCGGTAAGCGCCACATCTCAGCTTTAGGATTAACACCCCAAGCTTTGGCAGCATCAGTTAAAACTTTTTCGTTCTTACCCATGCCAATAAATTCTTTAGAAATAGAATCAAGAGTAAAACTCCAGCGGTTCTCGTTAACTAAACTTGCTGCAATCATGGTGTCAATAATGCCACCACGGATTTGGAAACCTAGTGATCTAATCCAGGAGACATCATACATGGCGTTGTGAAATATCTTGGTCGCATCGGTGTGTAAAACTTCTTCGAACCAATCTAATACCAAGCCCCGGTCCATGTTCCCTCCGGCTTCATGCGCTATTGGGAAATACCCGGACCACCCTTCGACCGCCACGGCTATACCAACAACCTCACCGTCACCACGCACTGAGCCTGAGCCCATACTCATTAGATTCGGATCTCGTGTTTCTAAGTCAATCGCAATCTCAGAGTATTCTTTTAAGTCCGGTAATCTTAACGGTGGCACCCACTCAGTCTGCGGACTGAACATCGGCATCTGTAGTGGTTTATTCATACTGTTCCTTTAGTTTATTTAAAAACCAAATAGCTTTGTCTAGATCCTCGATAGGTTTACCTTTGTGTTCGTGCCGCCAAATATATTTAACCGCACTGCCTTGTAAATAATATTTAAAACCTTTGCCCTGCATACTAGCAATAGCGTCAATACATTGTATGCCGCCTTGGTTGTAGTGTGATGGATAATTAACCGCATCAAATTTTTTTAAATCACTAAGCTTTACCGTGTCGTTAATGACACCCTCATCCACTAGTTTTTTAAAAAAACCTTTGTCGTCAAAGTCTGGTAAATCACTCATAATAGATATGCCCTCTCGTAGTCTTTTGGTTCTAGAATATATAGTGCATTTTTTGCACGAGTGACTGCTACATAAAACAGCCGGTGCAACTCGTCTGCGTCGTAATCATTATGATCCAAAGCAGATTTAGTAATATCAGGAAATAATAAGACATTGTCAGCCTCCCCGCCTTTTGCTCCATGTATAGTTGATAGTGTGATGCGTGGCTCTCTAAATATATTTTCTTTCTGCGCCAGCATGTTTCTTATATACATTTCCATACTAGTATTCAACCCTGCAAATGAATCATGCCAAGGTTTATCAGTTTGCAATCCGTGTTCCGCGATGCATGTCTCAAGATTATACGTTAAATCTATATCTAAAGTTTTCGCGGTGCGATAACCTTTAGTTACATTGTCACCAAGATAAGAATAAATATTTTTTATTTGTATTACATTTAAAGCTTCACCTTTACGCAGTTGTTCCCAACCGTGTATCGCTGCTAATAAATTTTTATTCACTGATGGTTTGTTACGATAAGAAAAATACCAACCTTGCTGTTTACATAAATCCATAACCGGATCTAAAAAATGATGTGCTTGTGATAATACTAACCACTGTCCTTGTGACATGTCTACTTGTGAAATGTCAGCATAACGATGCAGCTTACCTATTTCTTTTCTTGGTAAATAATCTTTCTCGTATCTCTTGTTTACTTGTTGAATAATATTTTGTGACAGTTCGTGTATCGGTCCACCAGGTATACGGTAAGATTGGTTTAATGTATTTATTTTATCTACTTCTTCTTTAAGTGCCATAAAAGAATCAACATCAGCTCCAGCCCATTTAAATATAGCTTGATCATCATCCCCAGCAATGTAGGTTTTGTCTGCTTTCGCCCAAAGAGCCCTGACCATTCGCCATTGCAAAGGTGAGAGGTCCTGTGCTTCATCAATAAATAGTACGTCAAAAGATGGTGATACATTTTGCTCAATAAAGTTTTCCAACATGTCGTCATAATCTATCATACCTTTTTCTTTTTTGAAACGATTAAGTTCTTGATTTAATAAGAATAATGTGTCACGTTCTACGTCTACAGTATGTCTGTTATCGTCGTATACGTCCATCAAATCTCGCTCAGTGACGCGTGCTTTGTTGATTAAACGTAAATATTCGTTGTCAGAATTAAACACACCATCATTCTCAGAGTGAAATGACATCTTAATGGGTATGCCAACTTTTAAACCAAACTCGCGATAGTCTTCTGTCTTCATCACACGTTCTTTTTTTACACCCAACAATCTAAATGCTAGTGAGTGTAGTGTTCTAAAATAAATTAAATCTTCAGTTTGATCTAAATTAAATTTTTCTGCAGCACGACCAGATGCCTCGTGTGCTGCTTTGCGTGTAAAAGAAAAATAACCAATACGTTTTGAATCAACACCAGCTTTCATAAAGTCATCAACTAAAGTTAGTAGTGTAGTAGTTTTACCGGTACCTGGCGGACCTAAGATAATTGTTTTCATAATACTAAACCACCTGTGCTAAAGCGAAACCTAGACGCGACATTATCTCTTTGTGTAGACCATTTTAAATTACCATGGTTATACCATAAATGATGATTTTCAACTTCTCCTTCGTTTTGATGAGCAACAATTTTTTGATTTGAATAATTAGGTTTAACAAAAGCTAATGCAGTTAGAACATGGCATTGCATCATAACTCTTTTTGCACGATGTTTTTTACCCCCAATACCGTGATTAGGTGATAATCCATGAACATCTAGGTTCCAAGAAGGATAACTTCTTGTTCCACCCACAGTAGGTGTTATAACGTTATTAGTATGAGCATTTAAAAGGTATGGAAAGATAGGTCCAACCTCATCTGGAAGGTATGGATTTTTTCCACCTGTTTTATATATAAAATATTTTCCTTTTGTTATATCTGAAAAACTCCAAGATCTTGCCGCGTGATCGGTTTCCTTATATCTATTCCAATCATTAATATTAGACACGTCAATCCTATCAATATCCCTTATTTTTATCTCCTCTGGCCAAAAATCAATCTGCATTAAAACGGTGACTCCTGGTATGACACCTGACTAACTTCTGCACCGTTATCTTTCATAGAATTTATTTTAACAATACGTGGTGTTTGGTTTTTTAATTCCATTCTAATCTCAGCAACAAAAATATTTTCTAGTTGTGTAATTAAATTATAAGTTTTAGTTTTATCTAACTCCCAGTTATTACGTTTGGCAAATGCATAAAAGTCTTCCATTCTAAAATAAGAAAAACCCTCATCAGTCCAGGCAGTTTTATTAAGTATGTCATCTTTAGTTCTAGCTTTTGCTCTATGCACTGTGAAATCATACAATAAGTTTTCTATTTGGTTAGTTGGGTTAAGTGATTCTAATGGATCTATCTCTTGTAAATTTAACATTAACGGTGTCAAATATACCTCGCGCCAATCTTTAGCTTTTGGTATTGGTGATACCACATTGGCCTGATCTAATACTGCTATGGCAAATAGATTGGGGTTGTGTAGTTGTTCTGTTTTTAGTTCTATTCTTTTACCTGCTACATTTAAAAACCATTGTGGTGGGTTAGAATTAATCTTAGTCAATGTATCTAGTTCCGGCATTTGCTCCTCTTCAAAACCTACACCAAACTTTTTGGTTCTACATTTTGCAGCGTTACACACACCACAAATAGGCTGGTCTTTACACCTGTATTTATCGTAACCACGTTTACCTATGGATGCTAACAATGCTTTTACTTCTTGGAAACCTAGTGGTGGATTCATCCATTTAGAATTATCCTCCATAACTTTGTCTTCCCACGTATCAGGATTGGCCTGCTTGTGATATACCGCAACATTAAACAACGCATTATTACGTGAGCCCTCACCAAAACCTTCATCAGCTAATTTATTTAAACACGGTGGACCGTCTGCAAATGCTTCGTTCTTAACCTCTGCCTGTTTAATAACAACTAGTTCTTGTACCTGGTCAGGTGTCTGTACTGCAGTGTCATACATAGAATAGAATGATTCTAAACTAGCTGCATTGCATTCATCGTCAAATGCATAACGCAAACCTCTTGCACCACCATGATAGGGTAAGTTTAAAAAGTTACCAGTGTCACCACGTTCTACTAGTATCTCAGTTTGTTTTGGAAATATTTCACTACCACCAAAACCCAATGCTTCTGACATCATCTTTAATTTTGATTGCATCAACGACGCCATAATAAATTCTGTTGTGAATAAAAATAAATGTGCACCACCAGATTTTGATCTAAACATTACCAGTGGGAATTTATGGGACTTGATAGAAGCCGCTAGTTTTTTGTGATCTAAATTATATTCGTCAACGTCGATACAACCCCAACGACAGTTGTTATCTTCGTTAATAGGTATTACCCCTAAAGCCGGATCCTTACCGTCAAGATGATCTTGCCATAGCTGATCCGGTATTGGTTCACGTTTTATAAACGCTTTGCCAACTGCTTTACCTTTGTCAGTAGTTTCACCAGTTAAAATTAATTGTCCGTATGCGCTGTTGTTGCCTTCAAATATCTGCTTAAATCTATCCATATAATTTATGATACTCCTTCTGATATTTGTTTAGCTTATCTCTGTTCTTCTCTCGATACTTTACAGCGTACGCTTTTTGTTTTCTTTTTTTATATGCAATACCTTCAGGACTTTGCATAAATATTTTTATGTCTTGTCTTAGGTTTTTAATTGTGTTCCTAAGATCATCCATCGCTCGCTTGCGATAATATTGTCTATGATAACTTGTTCTGCTCCCTGCCATGTGCTATCCTCCCTAAATGGTACCGAGCCGGGGGGATTAGCTCGGTACCTGTTCACAGTTAAAATGGTACTTCGTCTTCCGACTTAGACTCACCTTCACTATGCTTGGTTTTCACATCGCCACTTTTACATGACTCCGCAAAACTTTTAGCAGCCGCGTACAGATTTTTATCCTGTACAGGACCAACCTTAGACACAGTCCAACCATACCAAGTTCCCTTGTCATTTGATTGTTCTACTGTCTTTAAGTTATACACGTGACTGTATGATGCAGGAGTAAACAGACCATTCTTGCCTTCAAGTTTGATACTGTTCATCATTGAGTTCCATGATCTACTAACTTTTAATTGTGTAGATTTCATAGATATCAATGCCGTCTGCATATCCTCAGTAAGTACATAGTACGATGCAGTGTTTTCAAGATAATTACCATTTGGTAATCTGTCTTTCCAATCTGCACCCCTAGTAGTTTCTTTAATGATACCACTATTTACTGAGTGGATAGCAACAGGAGCAGATGTGCCCTGTCCTCTATCTGACCATTCTACATACTCGCGTTTGTAATAACACGGTATTAAGTTTAGTCCCTTCTCGCCATCATATGCCACCTTAGTCACGGTATTAAATATCATACCTGCCTCAGCGCCTTCTACATACTTGGCATCCCGTTTATTTATCTCGGGTGATAGTTGTCCTAATACTCTCAGGAATGGTAGGGCTAAATCTTCTGCGCCCATGTTGTCCAAACCGGTACTAGAATCTGCCTCAAACATACTCGCTAGAGCTACGCTTGAGTTTTGCTTCTTCGCTACTTGTTTCTCTGTCATGTTTCTTGTCTCCTTGTTCATGATTTCCGGCTTATTTTTGTTTGATCTTTAACAAAAGTGTTAAAGAATTCCGAGGGCATATCGAGGCCGGCCTCGATACGCTCTCTAAAGAGAGCCTTCAATGTCATGGGTTCTACCTTTTGTTTTTGGGTAGGCTCATAACCTTCTTGCTCTGCAAGGCTAAGCAATTGCTCCGC